CCACCAACCGCTCCAATTGAGATTCGTTTCGATTATTTCACTCATACCGATGGAGATTATTTCACAGTCGATTCATATGGTGACTATAGTACTGATACATCAAATACCACAGCGATAAGTTATAAGAATGTTCCTAGTTATAACGGGGTTCCTTTAAGGGACTGTATCGATTTTAGACCAAGAATCTCCGATAACGGCTCCAATTTCACCAATACCGGTGCGTCAATGGCTCTTGTCCCAAAACGAGGTCTTGATGTTCGAGCCGATTATCGATACTATCTTGCAAGAAAATCAAAGATAGCAATCTCATTTGCCGGTGATTTCTTTGCAATTGATGGTGTTGCTTCATTAAATCCAAGTGATGCGGAAGATCCATCTATTGGTATGGTGTTGTATAATTTAACCCTTCAACCATACACATTTGGCACTGATATCGCCAATGTCAGAGCCAAAATGGTTGATAATAAACGGTATACAATGCGCGATATCGGCAAGCTGGAAAAGCGAATCGATAATCTGGAGTACTACACATCATTATCATTGCTTGAACAACAAACCGAATCACTTGATGTGATTGATTCAAATGGTGATAGCCGATTCAAGAATGGCTTTATTGTTGATGGTTTCGTCGGACATAGTACAGGCGACATCAATTCTGCCGATTATCTATGTTCAATTGATATGGATAATGGTGAACTTCGACCATTCTTTACTCAAGATAGTATTGATCTAATTGAGAAGAATTCAACTAATGCTGCGCGAGTTTCCAATAATTACAAGCTTTATGGTGATGTGATTACATTACCAGTAATTGATCATGTACCATTGGTAACTCAACCATATGCTTCTAGATTGGAAAATATCAATCCATTCGCAGTATTTACATTCATTGGTAATATCGATCTTAATCCCGCTAGTGATAACTGGTTTGAGACAAAGCGTCTTCCAGATTTAGTGAATAATATTGATGGTAATTTTGATATCATTAGTCGTCTAGCAGAGGAAGCCGGCGTTCTTGGCACCGTCTGGAATTCATGGGAAAATAGTTGGACCGGTCAATCTGTATCAACGCTGTCAAGTCAGCGTCAGCGTGGATCCGGTATTAGAGATATCACAACCGAAACCACAGCAACGACAGTTGGACAAAGCCGAACTGGCGTAACAACATCCATTGCTGTTAGTGTTGATCGACAGGTTGTTGGCGATCGCGTTGTGTCTACATCGATTATCCCATTCATTAGATCAAGAAATATTCTTTCTCAGGTTAAGGGTCTCAAACCCAATACCAGATTCTATCCATTCTTTGATGAAGTTGATATCAGTAAGTACTGCACTCCAGCTAGTATCATTCAATATACTCCAATTGCCGGAGAATTTAACGACTCTCTGAATGTTGGTGGGTCTGCGACTCAAGCTGCTCGAATGATCAATGGTGATTCACAGATGTGTCTGAATAAAGGCGACATCATCACTGGTCAGACTTCTGGTGCTACTGCTATCGTAGTGGGTCAACAACACGACACTGAGACAAATGTTCATCAGTTATATGTTGTTAATATCAAGGGCACATTTGGTAGTGGTGAACAGATTGTCGGATCAAATATTGCAGAAGATTCAACTATCGCTACTGGTACAGTGAATGCTGTTACTCTAGCGGCCACTGGTGGAACATTGAAGAGCAATAGCAGCGGGGATCTATATCTGCTCTTTGCTATTCCAAATAATGATGCTGTTAAATTTAGAACCGGTACACGAGAGTTCAAGCTTGTCGACACCCCAGAAGTGAATGGCGATTTCACCTCTCGCGGACGAACAACCTATACGGCTAGTGGCATTTTGGAAACTAAACAGCAGACTGTAAATGCTGTAAGAAATGCTATTCTAGTCGATGAAGTCGTTCGTGATAATCGCGTCATTGTTCAAACATCAAGTCGTGTTGTTAGTGATACCGGTTGGTATGACCCATTAGCCCAAACATTTTTAGTTCAGCAACCTGGTGGGGCTTTCTTGAGTAAAGTTGACGTATTCTTTGCATCAAAAGATAAGAATATGCCTGTCACGATGGAAATTCGCGAGGTTGTTAATGGGTATCCCGGTAAAAATATTCTACCATTCTCGAAAGTGACACTAAAACCAAACCGTGTGAATATTTCTAGTAATACGGTGACAGTGAATGGTGGTACGGTGCCATCATATGATACACCGACAACGTTTGAATTCCCTAGCCCTGTGTATGTTCAGGATAATCAGGAATATGCAATCGTGTTGCTATCTGACTCGAATGAGTATCGAGTTTGGGTATCTCAGCTCGGTGATATTGTTCCTGGAACTTCTCGAACTATCTCTGAGCAGCCTTATGCTGGCGTTCTATTCAAGTCACAGAATGCATCAACATGGACAGCTGATCAAACTCAAGATCTAAAGTTCACATTGTATCGGGCTAAGTTCCAGACAAACACAGTTGCAAATGTGGAGTTTGTAAACACAGTCGTTTCATATGACACTTTAGCAAAAGACCCATTTGAAACCAGATCTGGTGTAACAAAGATCAGAGTTTGGCATCGAGATCATGGTATGCCGGTTGGATCCAGAGTTCAGATTACAAATTCCGACTCAGGGCTATTAAGCACAGCGATCAATGGTATTCCGGCGGCTCAGATTTACTCAACACACGTTATTAGTGACGTTGATATGGATTCCTATTGCATCACCGTTTCAACTGCTCCAAACGTCACTGGTTATGGTGGTGGTACCACAATTAGAGCTACTAGAAATGTTCAGTATGATTGCGTGAAGCCTTTGATCCAGATGCAAACATTCCCAGAAACAACATCTAGATTTAGTCTAGTATCAGCATCTGGTCGGTCGATTGATTCATCCCAGAGTGCTTATGAATTATTGACATCAACGGACGTTTCGGCAAATGAGAACAATTATTTCTATTCGCCTAGAATGGTCGCGTCTCAAGTTAATGAAACCAATCTACTGGGTAATAACAAGTCTGCGACATTCCGTGTTCAGATGTCAACCACCAATGATTCGGTGACACCGCTCATTGATACTCAGCGAGTTAGCTTGATTCTGGTGAATAACAAGATTAACGATCCAGCTGAAACAACAACAAACGTTGCTTTACTAGACTATAATCCCATTTTGACAGCTGCTACTGATATCACATTCTCTAGCGCATCAATGTTTGCCGCAAATGCTTCAAGCAGAGCCGCATTCAAGACTGTTATGATTGGTAAGTATCTCACTATCACAGGATCAACGTCCGGTGAGTGGACGGGTTTAGTGTCGGGTATTGCTAGTGATGGTTCATCAATCACATTTACAACTTCTCCAGGTAGCATTGTTGGTACTGTTACTGTGGTTCAGCGTGAAGTATTTGTTGATGAGATTGCCCCAGTCGGCAGCTCAACATATAGCAAGTATGTTACTAAGAAAGTAAATCTGGCTAATGCATCAAACTTCTTGAAGATTAGATTTGCTGGAAATATTCCATCCGAAGC